CCCGCCTCGTCGTAGAGGTCCTCCTGCATGCGGTAGAGCTGGCCTGTCTGCAGGTCACCAGCGATGATCTTCCCTGCAAAAGGAACGGCCTTGCCGACCTTCCAGCTCTCCGCGCCGTAGCTCTTGCGCTCGTGCCACCAACCGGTCTTGGTGTCGTAGACACGGGTCCAGTCGGGACAGGAAATCGCATAGAAGCTCCGCCCGCCCCACGACCAGGAGAACCCCCGCAAGGAACGGATCGTGCCGTCCTCCGCCTTCCTGCGGATGAGGTCCTCGATCTCCCCCGTGGAAACCACGATGGCCTGATACCCGGCCATCTGCCGGATCGTATGATCCTGGGCGGCGAACATGAGGGCTCTTCCCCCAGGTAGGTCCACCGGAGCCACACTATCAGGAGCCGAGCACCCCGCCTCGATCACCTGGGAACGAGTGAGGGGGAAATCGGCATCCCCGGTGTTCTGGTGCGCCTCGATGGTGCGCGAGCCGAAGAAATAGACCTCGCGTCCCAGCTCATGGGCCCTGACGATGGTATCCGGGTCGGCCTCTGCCGTGCCTTCATCCAAGGCATCGATGGTGGTGAAGTTGTCGATCCCCGTGAGCATGAACCGGCCGTTGGGACCGGGAAGGATTCCATACCCGTCGAGATAGGCGAGAGACGTCGGGGCCGGCAGGTCTGGGTCGTCTATTTGGGCGAGGCTGTCTCCGGTCAGAACCCAGAACAAGCCATCCGAGACGATCCCCACCTGAGTGGGAACCGCCCTGTTCCGGCGCATGTAGACGGGATTGGCCCCGGTAGCGATTCCACCAAGAACCGTCTGCTCTGCCTGAGAGCCGATCTTGTAGAGCTGCTGCCCTGAGACGACGTTCAACACGTCATCGGAGATGGCGAGCATCTCGCGCACACCCTGCGCCTGGAGCTCGGGGCCAAAATTGGCCAATCCGGGACAGGCGGTGATGACGATGGGGGACTTGCCCTCTTCGCCGATCTCTTCGGCAAAGCAGTTGATCAGCCGTCCGTTACCCGCGTGCTTGGCATGCCGGGAGGGATTGGACCTCACCCCTAGGGAGATGGGAACGAGGGGCATCTACAGGTTCCGCTCGAACTGCCAGGTGACCGTCCCGTCACTGATGGACGCTGCCGTTCCCAACGGAGCGAGGATGCCCGAAGTCCCTGCGACGGTGCATTCGTAGAGGCGGCCGTTGGATTGCACCTGATCGCCGACGGCGTATTCGGTCTTCTGCGCCCACAAAGGAGCAGAGCCGACGGCGGTCCAGTACCGCTGCGATGGCATGTTCCTGAGCGCTGAATCGAACTGCGCCAGGGGGACGTGGTTGAACGCCGCCTGGAGCCGCGACCAGCCGGTTTCGGCATCCCTGACCACACCCGGCGACGGAGCGGTGCCGTAGTCATCGGCCAGCCGCACCGCCAGAAGCGCCACGACGCCTTCCTCGAAACGGGCATCCAGAGGCACATCCCCAGACACCTTGACGCCTTCAGCCTCCCAGCCGGCGATCATGGCGTTGAGGGCGGCAAGTCCGTCCGCGGCGTCATCGGCTGATGGGTCCTCCCCTGCACCGATGACCTTGAGCCGGCGAAGGGCCCTGGTGACGATCTGAGCCGATGAGCTCACTCAGAAACTTCCTCGGCCGGCGTTTCCGGCTTCGGCTGCTTCCTGGGCTTTTCCGGTGTCTTGGGGGGCTCCGGCTTATGGAACTTGCCCCATCCAGAATGCGGGTCGCTCATGCCGCTTTGTCCTCTTTGCTGGGTTGCAGGAAGTCGCCGAGCTTGCCGGCGAACTCATATTGGCCGATGTGCCCCATGGCGATCTGGGTATCGAGGAACACCTTGCCGCCGATGTCGCGCCAGCGCTGGCAGAAGGCGTAGTCCTCCGACAGGGTCCGCCGGTTCCCGTCCTCGTCCGTCCACCAGTAGGGATCGAACAGCCGCACCGTTTTCCCTCCCGGGACCGCGCGATCGAGACAGGTGAGGTCCGGTCCGTAGTGCCGGGTCATCTGCTCGAGCATGCCCCGGCTCATCTTGATGAACCCGCCGGGGAGCCCCCACACCTCGGCGAGACCTGAGCCGGTGTCGGCCTGCAGCGTCGCGCCGGCGGAACGCACCAGGAAGTTGATCGGCAATTCGCGCTTGGGATAGGCGCCGCCGACGAACTCTGCGTCGTGATCGAGAAGCTGGATCAACCCGCCCGCCTGCCACGACAGATCGCTGTCGATCATGACGAGATCGGTCGCTTCCTTGTCGGCGAGGAAATGCGTCGCGATCTGGGCTCTTGCGGTGTAGATGTCCGCGTGACCCACTTCGGTGAAGAGATAGACCGCATCCCCGCGCACGATAAGGCGCATCATGTCGTGCGTCAGGGAGCGGAGGGTGCCGACGTGGATGGTTCCCCCGTAGCAGGGGATCGCGAGCCAGATTTTGCGCCGGCCCTTGGGAATGTCGCTGGTGACGCTGTTGAGTTTCGCCTGTCGCCGACGCTCGTGGCGGTTGAGAATATGGCTCATGCTGCCTCTCCCAAGCGCACGCAGCGCGACGGCTTGACGGCTTCGAGGGCGTAGAAGTGCTGCCCGCCAACGACCTCTGAGGATGCGACCTCGAAATCCGCCTCGTAGCAGAAGCGATAGTCGGTCATCGGCGTCTTTCCCACCTGGCGCTGATATTGGCTCTGGTCGAGAAACACGAGGCATTCCGGGCCGATGATGCGCGTATGGCCGGGATCGCCCCAGGCCCACGGCGAATGCGGCGCGGGGGACACACCGACGAGGAACCCGCCCGGCTTCAGGATGCGCCAGAACTCGGAGAACTGGGCAAAGAACGTGCGATAGTCGCCCTGGGCTCCGAGATGTTCCATGACGTCATAGAGATGCACCTGATGGAACGTGTCGTCGGCGAACGGATAGGGCAGCACGGTCAGGTCGTGGACGACGTCTGGCTTGTGGTCGGCGTTGATGTCGAGCGTGACGAGCTCGGTCCATTCCTCGCAGCCCTGGAGCTTGACCTTCATCTCCCGGTTTGAACCGCAACCGGCAAGCAACTCTGGCATGAAACCCCCTCAATGAGAGAGGGCGGGCAATCCCCGCCCTCTGGTTTCGTCTCGCGTTATCAGCTCGTGCCGCTCGAGCGCACAGCAAGGCGCGGATCGATCACCCGGCGCCCGTACAGCATGTCGAGACGCCATTTGCTGATGTCGTTGGTGCCGTCGTAGATCGGGATGACGCGGATGGAGATGCCGTTGTGGCTCTTCCTCGCGCCACCGTAGGCGGCGGCCGGCATTTCCATGGGCACGATGGCGAGCGCCATGGCGTTCTTGTGGAAGAACAGGTTCTGCTTGTAGGCGGTCGACGCCGTGCCGACGTTGGTGATGGTGCGGCCGTCGAAGTTGCCCGAGTAGGTCACAGTCTGGTGCGGGCCGGCGACGATGATCGGCGGGGAGATGGTGAGGTTGGTATCCGCCGTGGTCGTCTCGTTCGCCGTGGTGTCCGCGGTGACGACGAACTGCTGCAGGATGCCCGTCGACGCCTTGGTCTTCTGGTTGACCATGTACACGCCGTCGATGGTGAACACGTCGCCGGCCTTGAGAGTCGCCGAGGAATCCCAGCCGTCGGTGACGAGGGTCTGGGTCCAGGTGTTCTTGGCCGTGTCGTAGGTGACCTCCTGCGAGTTGCCGTCGGTCAGCGGCGTGGTGTTGTCGCGCGTGCCGCAGGTGTGGGTCGGGGTGACCTGCGACATGTAGGTGTCGACGCCGGCGAGCGGGCCCAGTTCACCGCGGCGCAGGGCATCCTTCACAACGTCAGAGGCGAACAAGGCCGTGTTGGACGAGACCAGACCAGCGTGGTCGGCCGGGGAGAGGATGGCGCAGCGATCGGCCATCGGGATCGACATCTCGTTCATGCGCTGCACGGGCACCATGAAGTCGGAGAACGAGTTGATCGTCTGCCCCGGCGTGCCGACCCAGTTGTAGGTGCCGCGGTAGAACTGCGTGAGAACGTCGGCCGCGAGGTAGTTGATCATGTTGATCATACGCGGCTTGATCACGCGCTCGGAGAGGTCGTCGATCTTGAGGGTGAGGTCGGTGGAGGTGAACTGGAAGTCGGAACCGATCTGCTGGTCGACGGTGAGCGTCACCTTGCCTTCGATCACGTCGGTGGCCGACAGGGTGGCACCGGTACGGACCTGACCGTCTTCAGGGCGGCGGATCGAGATGGTCTCGCCCACCTTGTAGCCGTTGACGGTCTTGTCGAACTCGTCCTCGTAGGCGCGGTGAATCTTGCCGAGCCAGCCGAGTTCGTTGTCGAGGATCGCCAGGGCTTCCTTGGCGATGATGTCGGCGGTCAGGGTCGTGTTGCTCATTTAAGGCATGCTCCGATGGGGAGCCCCGTTCACGCCTTCCGCTTCTGCCGTTCGCGGTACCAGGCCGAGTATTCGGCCGGAGACATGTCCGCGGGGTCCTTGGCTGCGACGGAGGGCGCACCCGGCATCTTCGGCGGGGGCGGCGGGGCGGCTGTGGTTTTGCGCACCTGCGGCGCGGCGGTGAGCCGGCTTTCGATGCGCGCGAGCTCGATGCCCTGGTGGTAGGGGTGAAGAGACGCGATGCGCCGTGCCTCGTTCGGGTTCTGGGTGAGGAAATACGCGACCTCGGCACCCTTTTCGGACGCGGCGATGAACTCGGCCGTCTCGTTTGAGAGGACCGGCAGCGCGGTGAGCTGCTGCCACAGCCCTGGCATACGGTCGGCGACGGCCTCGGCTTTCGCCTGGATCGTCGCGTCACGCACGGCCATTGCCTGCTGGATGGCGGTCTCACGCTCGACGTTTGCCTCTTCCGCGCGCTGCTCGCGCACGGCGGCCTTGACGTTGAAGCGGTCGACCTCGTCCTGCGTGGCGTTGGGGCCGGGTTCCTTGAGCGGTTGGCGCAGCCGTTGAAGCTCTGCCTCCGCCGCCTGGGCTCGCAACTGCCATTCGTTGCGCTGCGCCGTCAGCTGGCCGATACGCTCCTTGGCCGAAACCTTGTTCGCCTTCTTACTTTCGTCTTCACCTTGACCTTCGGGCTTGCCCTCTTGCGGCTCGGGCGTGCCGGGTGCCTGCGTTTCAGCCGCGGGCTGCTGGGTATTGGCTTGTTCCTGAGTTGCGGCCTCAGGTGCCGGGATGTTCAGTGCGGGGCCAGGGATGACCTGGCTCTCAGCCGTCGACGATTGAGATGCGGGCGTTGCGGCCGCCGCTGCCGGGGTCGTTTCAGTGGTCATAATGTCCTCGGATTACTTTCAGCCCTTAGCGGGCCGGGGGATTGGAACGCTGTACGGATTCCTGTCGGCGCTGATCCTCGACGGACCATTGCCGATCCTCGTAGCGATGCCGCTCGGATCGCTGCGCTTCGCGCTCGCCCACCTCGGCGTCGAATGCCTTTTCCTGCAGCGGGTCCTGCTGCGTCGGGTGCAGTCCGTGCTGTGCCTGCTGCACCGTCAGCGCGTTCTCGATCTCCTTGCCTTCCGCGTCGGCGTTGGACTTGCGCGCGGAAGCGAACGCCTGCTCGGTCTTGGCCTGCTTCTCTGCCGCCTCGAGCTGGAAGCCTGGGTCCTGCGTCGGGTCTGGCGCCGGAGGTGCGTTGGGATCGTCGGGATCAACCAATGCCTGCGGCGGGATCATGTTGCGCAGCCGCTTGGCGATCTCGTCGGCACCCGGCCAGTCGGAGTTCTTGGCCACAAGGTCGGCGATGAGCGGGGCGGCGTCGGGGAACGCCTTGGCGAAGTTGAACAGCGCGTCGGCTGTCTCGAGGCGCTTGGAATCTGCCGAGCGGCCGATCCTCACGCGGATGTCGAACCGGCCCACCGACAGGTCGTTGACCATCACCGGCATGCCGTCCTGGCCCATGACCACCTGATTGATGGGCACGAAGTCTTCCTGATCGTCTTCGCCGAGAATCCTGATGACGCGCTCGTTGTCGTACACCTTGGGAATGAGGTCGATGAGCACACGTCCGCAGTGCTCGAGCGAGCGCTGCAGGTTGTCGCCGTAGTGGTAGTTGGCCGTGTCGCCCTGAATCTGGCGCTGGTTGATGGCGATGCCCGACTGCTCGTTGGACTTCGACCCCAGCGAGGCATCGTAGATGCCTGTGGTGCGCTTCATGTCCTCGGCAGCGGCGAGGGCCTCCTGCACATAGGCGACGGGCGGTTCGGGGGCAGGGACGCGCTGCGGCGGCCCGGGGGCCTTGGCGTCGGCGTTATAGACCAGCACCGAGCGGTTCTTGACGTTGGCCGTGTACCAGTCCTGCTCGCGACCCTTGATCTGATCAGAGGTGGCGACGAATGGAGCTTTTGGCGCCAGAGCCATGCTCTCCGCCGCGCCCGTGCGGTTGAAATTATAGAGCTGCTGGGGATCGCGCGCGAAGCGGATCACGCCGTAGCGGTAGACGCCCTTCTCGACCGGGATCTCCGAGCCGATCACCGGGATCTGCGGCAGGAACTTGCCCGGCCACTGATAAGGCCCCTCCAAGACCTCCTGCCCGGAGACGACGTGCATCTCCACCCGGTAGGATTCGCACTCGCGCTCCCTGACGATGCCCACGGCCGTCTTGACCACCTTGGACATGCCGGTGACGTCGATCGTCTCGCCCGTCTGCAGCATGCCGAGGGTCTTTTTCTCCGGCACCTTGCGCCAGTAGTGCGCCACGCGCACCATGTCGTTGTCGGACCAGAAGAGGGTCGATTCCGCCCCGTCGGAGGGCTTGTCGACGGCTGCCTTTGCCGCCTTGGGATACTTGGCCTCGAAGCTCTTGACGGGGATCATCTGGGTGATGAGCCGCCACATGGAATCGGAGCGGTCCGGCTTCACCGCGGCAGGGTCGTCATAGACCGACAACGGGCTCTGGATCGCCTCGATGCGGATTTCCTGATCGAACACCGTGTCGTCGACGTACTGGGTGACGATCTGCCACCAGCCGATGCCACAGGCCGACTGGTGCTCCGCCGCCTGGGCGTAAACCGCCTTGGCCGAGGACTGATACTGGATCTGCTTCAAGAGGCCGTCGTAGATCTTGGCAGATCGGAAGAGCGTCGTGTAGGGAAAGAGTGTAGATCTCGGTGGTCGCCGT